ATTTATAGGTGGATTTCCAATAACTTTAAAGGATTTAATTCAACAAAAAAAGATTGAATACCACGAATGGACTAATTTAGTAAATTACCCTGCATACATAAATAGTAAGAATCCTACTGTCTTTTATGCTCCATTAGAAGATAGTAATTTTAATAAAGCAAAGAGTGATTTAAAATTTATCGAAGGATGTGCATTAGGTATTCCAACTATTTGTCAAGATTTATGTACGTATAATACTGCATTTCATAAGTTTAAAACTGGAGATGATTTAATAAGCAAAATAGAATATTTAACTAACGATTATAAAAAATACATAAAAGAAGTAAAGCGAGCTCGAAATTATATGAAATCCCGATGGATGGAAGATAATATTAACTTTTACACTGAATTGTACTCATTCCCGTATGGTGATCCAAAGAGAAAAAATCTTAATCGCTTAAACGAAATTAGTTGATTTCTTGTTTTATTTTCTTTATACTATAAGGAATGTATAGGAACTTAGCATACATACCAAATCAACGTGTCATGCGTTTATATACATGGGACGAAAACGGTGTTAGGATTGAGACTGATTGCCCATATCAACCATACTTCTATTCGGAGACAAATTCAAATCGATATGATGGGACATCATTATATGGTACAAAGCTCCGGAAGCACATAGCTAATAGCGAACTAGATAGAAGAAAAAAAATTGAAGATCTTAATGATCATAAGATTTATGAAAATATTTCTCCTTACCAACAATTTTTAGTTGATAGGTTTTGGGAAATAAGCGAAACAGATGATTTTACCAAATTTCCTCTTAAGATATGGTTTTTTGATATTGAAACATATTCCCCAGACGAGTTCCCAAAACCTGAAGAAGCGAGTCATATGATTAATGTAATCACAGTCTACGATACTGTAGAAAAAATGTATTTTACATGGGGAATTAATAAGTATACACCAAAATCTAATGACGTAAAATATACTCATTGTAAGAATGAAATTGACTTATTACAAAAATTTTTAGATTTCTATTGTAAAGATCGACCTGATATTTTATCCGGCTGGGCCAGTGAGGTTTTTGATATTCCATATGTAATTAACCGAGTTAGAAATCTATTAGGTGAGGATGCTACTCGGTTATTTTCACCAGTTCACGATGAAATCATGAAGCCAATCTATCAGCGAGTGTATCGTGGTAACTTTGGTAAGCAAACGGCGAAATATGTAGTTGAAGGGGTATCTATGCTAGATTATCTTGATGTGTATAAAACCTTCAGTCTGGGCATGAAAGACAGTTATAAGCTAGATAACATAGCTCACATAGAACTAGGAGAGAACAAGGTAGATATAGGAGAAACTAACCTTGCGACGCTGTCTATTGATAACTGGGACAAGTTTGTTGACTACAATATTCATGACGTACGACTACTGGTAAAGCTAGAAGCTAAGCTTATGTATATGGATTTAGCAAGAATGCTGTCATACATAGGGCTAACACCATTTAACGCTGCTCTTGGTACTATTAGTACAGTTAACGGTCGTGCAATTGTTGAAGCAAGAAAATCAGACCCACCTCGTGTCATTCCGACTTTTATAAAAGGTGATGACCGTACCGGGAAATACGAAGGTGCATATGTAAGTGAGCCAAAAAGCGGGTTTCAGAAGAATATTATATCATTTGATGCTAATTCCCTATACCCTAGTGTCATGATAACTCTTAACTTAAGCCCAGAAACTAAGGTAGGAAGCATTGTTGGTACTGATAATGGTAAGGTATACATAAAGACAGTAAATAACAAAGATATTGAGATGTCTTACGGAGATTTTAACAAGTGGTGCACTAAAAATGAAATAGCAGTCACAAGAGCAAAAAAACTTTTTTCACAAAAAGTCAAAGGAATTTTTCCACGCATTACTGATCATTTCTTAGACATAAGAAAACGGAAAAAACAGAAATGGAACAAGGCTCGTGAAGAAAAACACCAATTATGTCTTAAGCTTGAAAAAGAAAAAAATAAAGACAAAAAGATTAAATTGGAGAAAAAAATTACAGACACACAATATAATATTGATCAGCTTTGGATTTGGCAATTTACGTTAAAAATCCTTATTAACCGTATTTATGGGTATTTTGGTAACAAAATCTCAGCTATGGCTGATGGTGATATTGCGAGATCAATTACACTAACTGGGAGAGACGTCATAAAACAGAGCAATATTATTTTAAGAAATTATATTAAAAAGAAAACCGGTTTAACTGATAAAGATCTCGAAAAAAACGACCCAATCATATATAACGATACAGATAGTTTATATTGTACTATTACTACCTTACTCGATCATATAGGAGTATCCTTACACAAGGACAATAATATTAATGAAGAGGTATATAACCTTGTCCAAGATATAGAAGACGATTTAAACGTGAATATTGAAAAATGGGCACGTGAAACCCTATTAACCAAGGACCCGCGATTTGTTTTTAAGCGAGAATCTATTTGTGATAAAGGAGTATTTTTACAAAAAAAACGGTATGTATTACATAAGTTAGACGATGAGGGAGTTGTATGTAATAAATTCAAATATACTGGTGTAGAAGTGGTTCGAACCACTATGCCTAATGCAATTAAACCATATGTGAAAAAGATTATTGAGCATATGATTATGAGTAAAAATCAAAACACTACAAATGAAATCTTCGAAGAGACGTATGAAATTTTTAAGTCATTATCTATAAAAGACATTGCATTTGTAATGGGTGTTAAAGAATATGAAAAATATAGCGTACATACTAAAGGCTGGATGGTCAAAAAAGGAACACCAATTCATGTTAAGTCCTCTATATATTACAACAAGCTTTTAGAGTATTATGGTATTTCTAAAAAGCATGAATATATTAGCTCAGGCGATAAAATAAGGTATTTTTATACAGTCCCTAACAAATTTGGTTTAAATTCGTTAGGATTTAAATATGATATACCTCGAGAATTTGAACAGGACTTTAAAGTAGACTACGAAAAAATGTTTGAAAAAATTGTATATAGTGTTATTGATAGGTTTTATGATAATGTAAATTGGAAGTCATTTCGCCCTGGACAGGCTGTTAATACAGACCTATTTGATTTCTTTAAAATACCTGTTGCAAATTAGAAAAAATATAATATAATAATTACATGGATATCATTACATACATTGACAGTATAGGTAGGACGTGTTTCGGGGAGTTAGAAGATAAGGGAGATTGGGGGATGAAAGTAAAATCTCCTGCTATGATTATGGTAACGCCTAACGATGCTTCGAATATGAAAGTTGACGTTATGCCGTTATTTTTTACTGAATTTTCTAGCGGCGAAGCACCTGTATTTAAATACACTAATTCTCAATATACAGAAGTACAGGTTACTATTTCTGATAAGATACTTGTGCACTACAATGCTAAAATTAACACTACACAAGAACCAACCCCAGAAGCGCCCGTAGAGAGTTTATCTGAAAAAGACGTACCTGAAGTAACATTATTCGAAGACTAATATGTCACAATATGCTGAAAAGGCGTATGATAAGACTCTTGTTGATAAGGCATTTGCTAAATTACAAAAGCTTAATAAAAACGCAACTACTCTTGAGAAAAATACCCTTAGTAATGTAACTGAGTGGATTGATACAGGGTGCTTAGTATTAAATTCTATTTTATCTGGATCCCTATATGGTGGAGTTCCAAAAGGAAGAATAACAATTTTTGCTGGAGAAGCTCAATGTGGTAAAACTTTTATTTTAAATAAGATTCTTGCCAAGGCTCAAGCAACCGGGATGGTCCCGGTAATATTTGATACTGAAGTCGCAATTGAAAAAGAAGGAGCTGAAAATGTAGGCCTAGATGTTTCAAATGTAAAATATGTTCCTGTTGATACTGTTGAACATTGCCGTAATCAAATTATGGCATTCTTAGACGGAATTGAAGAGGAGCCAGCACTCCACGGAAAATTTATTATATCAATTGATTCTCTTGGAAATTTAGCATCTTCAAAAGAAATTGCTGATGCTGAGGCTAATAAAGGAGCCATGGACATGGGGCTCAGAGCTAAACAGCTTAAATCCATGATGCGTATTATTACATATAAGGCTGCCGTAACTGGTACAACCATTATATGTAGTAATCA